GTGGAAACTTGCTCGGGTCTCGCAAGTAATGGGTTCCGGTCCCAGTGCCCCTAAATCTCGCACCCTGCCGGTAGGCAAGACTTTCCACATCCAATCAGTGTCCATGATCGAGCGGTTGAAAGAGCCCTCTGAACACAGCTTGGCTGCGTATGTCTGCACAATCGGCATTCCTGGGTACAAGGCCATTAAGCACTGCCCAACGCTGTAGGCCATGTCGACCCGCGTCTTCGCCTCACTCCAGTACCTGACTCCTGACGTACTCTGACTTACTATCTTCTTCCAATTAGGCAACATCGTCACCCCGCCTGTGTTGGTCAAGACGGGTCGCGACTGGCAAAAGTCGATCTCCTCCATTTGACGGGCTATCGACTCGACTTTCACCTCCTGGCCGAAGCTGAGGAACTGGCCGCCTATCCCGGCCAGGAACCTCTCAAGGTCTCGCTCGTCAAGCACTACGGTGATGTCGTCACCGTCATCCAAGAACTTAACGCTAACGCCTAACTTGCGACATGCCGCCCTAATCATGAGGATCATGATGACACAATTCCCGAGGGCTGTGTTCATGTCCCCACTCATTCTATTACCATCTACCACATAGCGCCACCCCCCAGATGTTACAACTTTGTTCTTGAGTTGCATCGATAAGAGCTCAGCAAACCAAGGGTCATTACATGATCGGAGATAGAATGAATGCTCCAATTTAATAATTTGCCTCGATAAATGCTGGTCCCATCTCGAACCATCTAGGATGACTGCTACGGGCCGTGCAAACCAGTTCCACATCCGGCGTATGGCTTCACCCCTATCCCACGGGGCCATTCCCTTCGCTATCAGCGGGAAGCCGTCCTCATCTTCAAGCCTGTAGATTTCGTGTTCTATGGGCTTGAGATAGAGGCCGATCTCCACGTTGAAGCGCGGGCTTCTGGCCTGAATCATCCGTGGGTCAGGGTTGACCTTAGCGCTAGGATTGAACTTTTCAGATTTAACAAAAGCACGTACCATTGCTTCCTTCGGTAATATAAGCGGACACTCTTCCAGAGACTTTACAGCCTCTAAGTACCTTGATTTGCGCCGTCCAGTGTAATGGTCGCAAAATGCCTCCCGAGTCATCGGACTAACTCGGGGGAACCTGTAGGACAGGGTCCTAAGCTCAGATTTCAAAAGCTTAAGCCCCGCAGATGTTGGTTTTGGAACTGCACCGATCACTCTATTCC